GTGGTAGCTGGCCGTGATGTTGCTTGACGGATCATCCTCAAACCGGGCTTCAGTTGCCGGTGGATTAACGAGGACACCACCCACACCACTAACACGCCTGGCAAACACAATCGGGACTGGTTCCCCGATGATCGCTCCGCGCTGTTGAACGTCAAGGTTATCTACGGCGCGGGCACCATCCTCTGTCAGTGGCGTTCCAACGACTCCGCCTTGCGAAGTTAGGAAAGCAAGTGGATTGTTGCCGACGATGCTCATAACTTACAGGGAGACCCAATCAGTCGGGTTGAGAACGTGCGCGGCGGAACTTGTGCGCCCACTGGTGACAGACTACTTCCCAACTGCATTTCAATGGATGTAAAACCTCCCTGCACCCCGACGACCTCGCCCACATACGACGCAATCAAAACCTGACCGCTCTGTGGGGCGTTGTTACCGAGGATTGTGTCGAACTCGTACAACCGTAATTCCGCCAGCCGGGCTTCATCCAATGCCTGTAGCGCCACTTCCAGTACGGTGGTTGTGGCCGGCAGACGAATAGAGATCGATGATTCGGACTGGACTTCGCCTGCCGTGATGCCGTCAGCATCGAAGGGTTGGTAGTCCCAGGTGGCGCTCTCCCAGGTCACGCTTGTGTTGACGTAATACGACTGCCACCGCTGATAGGTGGTGGAGCCGGAGAAGATGCGGAGGAACTGAGACTGAGCGCGACCCATTAGCGGACCCCCACGGCGTAACGACCGGATGGTGTACGCAGACCGCCGTAGATGTTCGTGGCCATCTGTTGCAAGCCGCGCTCCATGTCACGCATCGTTACATACCGCTCGCCATTGAACTCGACCACGGGGCCGGTTGTGATGTTGATCGAAGGAGCCGATCCACCGCCACCGCCTTCCATAATCCCGGCCCCACGTCCACCGGCCAAATAGTTGGCAGAGGCGATTGCCATGCGATTCTCTGGAATTATATATTCAGATTGACTACCTTCGCCTATTAAGCCCAGGGTTGGGCCGGTTACATAACCGCCGGAGGCAAATTTACCGAAACCTAAGGAAGATGCCTTAGTCCAGAAATCACTCTCAGCCTGCGTACTACTGGCCGTACGTTCAGCATTAAGGATTTTCTCGAACTGAGTGCGAAGTTCGATTTCTGCATTTATACCTGCGATATAACTGGTCATAGGATCCCGACTGGTTGCAATCGCAGCGGCTTTGGCTGTGGCAATCTTTTGCTCCATCCAGGGCTCTAGTTGGGAGAAGCCTTGAAGTTGGATACCGCGCACACCGTTGGCTGCTCGTTCCATGGAACCGGCAAACTCGCCAGCGGCACGAGCGGCTCCTTGTGTTTGACTCTTGAGTGTTGCGGCTTTTACGGCTGCGTTGTACACAGCGTCGGCAGCACGCCAGTTCGCTTTTGCGATGCCTTGGCTTGTTTCGTAGTTATTTTTGGCTATAACAAGAGCAGACCTTTGATTATTAAGTGCGTCTAGATAACCTTGATTAAGCAGATTTTGTGCTCTGGCAATGTTTACAGTGGCTTTTAGTTCTTCGTATTTAAGCTGTACTTGTTGATAGGCAATACGCTGCCGTTCTACTTCGGCAGTAATCTGACTACGTGTTGTATAGAGTATGGCTGTAGCATTTTTTATTTCAAGATCTCTGATTTGGTTTAGGATTTGTGCCCGCTGAGCTTCACTCTTAGTTGCTTCAAGTTGTGTGCGTAGAGAATCAATCTGGATATTGTTGATCGTGATGTAGGCCTGGTTTTGTGCCTGTACCAGCTTGGTCTGGTTGTCGATGGCAGCGGCCTGTTCATTCAGTGCATTGCTGGCCTGTTGCGTATTACGAGCAAACTGTCCGGCGTAAGACGCGACGATCTGTTGCCTGCGCTCCAAGTCAGCTGCCGACGTAGCGGCCGATTGAACTGCCGCCGCACCACGAAGAGTTTCCTGTGTAACCGCCACGGCGGTGTTATACACATTTTGCGCCTGAGCTACTTGTTCGTCGGTAACCAACCCTCGTGCTTTTTGCGCCTTTATAGAAGCAAGTTCAAGAGCGGCTGTTTGTACCTTGAGGTCAGCTTCTCGTTTAGCGGCTGCGTACGCTGCGTCGATACCTTGTTTCTTTTGCGTGTAAATACTGTTAACCGCAGACAGCTCGTCATTCAGACTTAGGGCTATCTGTTTGCGTTGTTCCAGTTCTTGAATTTGACCGGCCCGCACTTTATCATTGGCGTCCTCGCGGGCTTTTGCGATTTCACCTTGCATTTGGAGCAAAGCAATACGCACTTTGTCCTGTTCGATAAGAGTGGCGTTTTCTACTAGTTCGCGTTGACGCAAGGCAGCGATATTAGCCCTTGCAATAGCTACTTTCTTCTCTCCATCAATTTCCTTCAGGAGATCAGCCAGTTTGGCCTTACCGTAAGCAGATGTAACGCCTGCAAATTCGTCTAAAGCAGCTTTACGTTTATCCGCAGCTGCATTTTCGGCGTCGTTTATTTTGTCTCTTCTGTCCGCTTCTATATTGATAAGTTTGCCCATCCTGGACACGTTATTTGTGCGCGTCTTCTCGATGGCAAGTGCTTGTTCTGCTCGTTTTGTTACTTTGGCTTGTTCGTCACTAGCCTTGGCCAGTGCAGCAGCAACTTTCTCGGACTCTTCGTTTGTGCCCTTGAAGAAGTTGAGGATCTTTTCGGCCAGTTCTTTACCGAAGGCAAGTTCCAGTACCCACTTAGCTGCGGCACCAGCTAGGTCTTGGACAAGGCTAAAGATCATGTTCCAGCCTTTGAAGACCAGTTCAACTAGTTTTAGTATCGGTAACAGAGCAGGGATAACAGCGGAGCCCAAGATAGACACAAAGCCGCCTACGGCTCCGGTAACGCCGTCCCAGGCATTACCTAAAAGATTAGATGTATTGGCTATGCGTTCTGTCGCACCTGCGGTAAGTCCGGTCTGCTCAAATACAGCTCTAGCTATCAGTGCGCGTGCTTCATCAGCTTGGCCCGCCCGTTTCAGTAGACCTACTTGATAATCAAGTTCTGCGTTGACGACAATTACGCTGTCACGTAATCCGTCTACGTTCAACATATTTGCTGCTTTAGACAGGTCAGCTATCTTGACAAACGTTTGATCCAGAACTTGACCAACAGCCGAAAGTGCGATGCCTAGCGCCATACCGGCTGGACCGCCGGCTGCACCTCCTATGAAACCGCCAACACCACCACCTAGTGTTGCGCCAGGGCCGGCGCCAAAAAGCATAGGGAAACCGGCGCCCATCATCGCGTCGGTAACTCCTGGTTTAGCTAGTAGACCTTTAAGTCCTTTGGCGGGATATGTTTTGGGTTTAAAATTAGGTAGAGGTTGCGGTCCCTGCATAGGTGGTTCTATGGGACCGAACTCTACGTTACCTAATGCCACATCTACTCTATGGATAGCCTGTTCCAGCTGCCGGAACTGGTCTCCGCTCATGTCAACAACATCTATTACTCGCTCTAATTCTGATTTGTACAGTTTTAGTGAGGCTGCGTTCGCAGGGATATTTTTACCTAAATTTATAAGTTCTTCGACTCCTTTAAACGATTGATTGAACGCTGTTTTGCCGGTTTTAAACAGATCCGTTATGGCAGCTATTTCGGCTAAACCTCCGGTTAGTCTGCCTTTTTGGCTGGCTTGTTCTGCGGCTTGTGTATAAGACTTAAACTCTGCAGACGCTATACTTGTGTTTGCGGCGAGTAGTTTGAAGGCTTGAGCTTGACTATTTATACCTGCAGTTGTCGATGAAAACTGTGCGTTACCTTTGTTAAGATTTTTAATAAAATCATCTACTTCTTTTTTAAGTACCTTAATGCCGTCTAGTGCGCTAGTTGAATTTATAGCAATCGGGGTTTTTTTAATGCTGACGAGAGCATTATCAAGTTTATTTAGCGTGTCCAGTACGCGAGTAACCTGTGTTACGCCGTCTACCCGAAGTTCGATTACAGCGGGATACGAAGCCACGGTTACTACTCTGCGATATTTCAGTTTAAGCTAAAAACCGCCGGGTTAGCGGCGGCGTTTGGCTTTTTCGTACGCCTCCTTCTCCGCATCAGCCTGGAGTTTGAAGTACGTGTGCCAGCCGATCAACTCCATGTCGGTCATGCGGCTGCGTAGCTCGGACAACGTGAGCCCCAGCTTCTCGGCTACGAAAAACTGGATGTATAGGTACGTGTCCTTCTTGAGCTGGACCTCAAGTGCTTTTGTTATCCAGCTCCTCCGAATCATCGGTCAGGATTGCCAGCATCAGGGACTGGAGGTCTTTGTCCTTGACCTCGTTCTTCAGTACGTCGATTTCGGCGGCCTTGAACATCCGGGCGCCAGTCTCATCGCAGGCTTTGGTCAGCAGCAACTGGAGAGCGAAGGCCCCGGCGTCATCAGACTTGGCCTGTTTTTGGGCGCGCTCACGCTCGGCCATGGTCAGCGGGCTCACCCACATCTCGAACTTGCTGCCATCGCTCAGTTCGACGACCTTTTTAGCGGGCTCCAGGTTGGCGGCCTTACGCAGGCGGTCGATTGCGCTTAGT